CTTTTGAGTGCAGCGGGCGGACAGCCCAAGACGAGCCGGCTGCCGAGAAGATGGAGTTGGTGCTTGGCTACAAGCTCCACAAAGCTTCCTGGATCAAACACATCGAGGAGCATATCCGGAACCTGGCCATCTACGGGCACGCCGGGCTCAAAGTAGATTGGGATTGGGACTTCGATGTCGCTGTCGAGCCCGCGCCGCAGTTTGCAATGGTGCCCGTCCAGGCCCCGAATCCGGAAACCGGCGAACCCGAAATCGTAAAGGGCCCCGACGGGAAGCCCCAGATGCAGGTCGCGACCGATCCCTTCGGCGCCCCTATAGTGCTGCGGTTTGCCCCGCAACAGAAACTCGTGCCCCGGATGCGGCCTAAGCTCACCGCGATCGACGTCTACGACATGCTCGTCGATCCGGATGGCAAGCTCACGGCGCACATCGTAGAGAAGACCTGGGGCCAACTAAAGCGCGACCAGGCGATGTCTACGATGGCCGCCCAGAACGATCCTACGGGCGTCCAGCAACCGCTCTACTTCCAGACCGGCATGGACGAGCTCCGGGATGCAATCGAGAACGGCACGAACGACCCAGACGCCGTCGTGATCCGCATGGCCGAGCTCTGGGACGAAACAACCAACACGGTTACGATCCAGACCTTCGGGAACGACCGCGAGGCGATCTCCTGGAAGGACCTCCGGGCCAGCTTCCGGCAAGCCAGCTACTCCGGCTACAAACTTCAGATGTACGGCGGGCAGTCGATCCTCCTCTATCACGGGGAGAATCCGTTTATGCACCAGCGCTGCCCGATCCTGCACACGAGCTTCATCAAACTTCCGAACGAGGTGTTTGGCCTTGGCTGCATCGAGATTATTTCGGACCTCACCGAATCGCTCAACCGCTTTGTCAATATGGTGGCTGACAACTGGAATCTGGGGATTAACCGCCGCTACGCATACGATACCAACGCGGATATTGACCACAGCGCCCTTAATATGTTTAACGTCCCTGGCGGTAGGGTTGGCGTATCTGGAAATCCGAACGAGGTTATTGCGCCCTTGCCGTTCTTCACTCCGCAGCGCGGCGACTACCAAATCCTAGGCGTCTACCGGGAGATGATCTCCTTGACGTCGGGTGTGGACGACTTCTACGCGAAGGGCGTCGGAGACCCCACGAACAACCGGACTGCCACAGGTATCGCGTCCGTAATCAATGAGGCGAACTTCCGCTTCAAGATGTTCATTCGGAACTACGAACTTGAGGTACTCCAGCCGCTCCTAGAGATGTGCGCCTCGATGATCCAGCAGTTCATGACCAACGAGGAAGAGGTCCGCATCACAGATGCGCCCGTGGGCATCGAGAAGTGGCCCGTGATTCACCCCGAGGAGCTCATCGGGAACTTCTCCTTCGACCTGGTGGCTGCGAACTACGCCACGAACAAGGTCGTCCGCCAGCGGAACATGCTCGCTTTCGCGAACTGGGCCGCCCAAACACCCTACTGGAATCAAGGTGAGGGCCTTCGTGAGATCGCGAAGATCATGGAGATCCGCAACATCAACCGCCTCATCAAGACGGATCAGCAAGTTCAGATGGAGCAGGCGGCTGCGATGCAGCAGCAAGTCCAGATGATGATTCTGGAAGCCCTGCTTGCGCACGAATCCAAGTTCCAACTGGCCAACGAACAGGCCAGGCTGCGTCCTAAGCCGCAGGGGGTAGCCACAAAAGGCCGCCCCCGCACGGCTCAACCAGAGGGCGCGCTACCCGGTAGTGGCGCACTAGGAATGGCCCGGAGTCTCGGCCAGGCCATGGGCGCAAACGGTCTCGGGCTAGGAGGAGTTAAGGAGGGTGGTTAGTGGCAAAGAAAGCAGTCCAAGTCATAGAGATAGAGAGGGCGGGCGCGGTTCCGGAGCTAGACCCCGCCTCCGCACAAGCAGTCGCGAGTCTACGGAACCATCCGGGGATGCAGTATCTGCTAGCGAAACTTTCCGCCCAAAGGGCCGCGCTGCGAGAGGCGCTAGTTAAGAACCGCCACGCGGACCTCAAGGATGTCGAGTTCCTGCAGAGCGGCGCTAACTGGGCCGCGTGGTTTCAGCAGCAGATAGAAACCGCAATCGGAATCCTGAATCGCCCGCAACCCCGCGAGGCGTTCCCGTACGAACAAGAAGCTTTTGAGCAACTCCAACGACGCATTGATGTGATCGGGGGAGGCTCCCAGGTGACAACACCTGGACGTAAGAGCCCCACAAGGGCGGAAAGTAGCGAATGACAAACGATCAGCAGGTTCTCGATTCGGAGTGGAATCCTCCGGGTGGAGAGCTTTCGTTAGACGAACTGTTCCCAAATCCGGAACTCAACCCACAAGGTACGGCTCCGGTAACTCCAGTAGCGACGCCACAACCGTCAGCTCCTGAGTACTTCCTCAAAGCGGCAACCGGCACTGTTTATAAGACGCTAGAGGATGCGGTCCGGGGAACAGAAGAGAAGGACCGAACTGTTGAACGTCTGAAAGCCGAGGTAGCACAGCTCAAAGCGCAGCATCCGGCGCCCACCCCGCAACAGCCACAAACTGATTTTGCGGAGCAAGCCTTCGACAAGCTTGCCGAGGCCGCCACGAAAGGCGACAAGCGAGCCTATATCCAAGCGCTCGCGGAAGTCCAGATCGCTACGCTACAGCAGTTTGCCCCGGCCCTAACGGGCGTTTACGAGCAACAGGCAGTCACTAAGATCGAGTCCGAAGGTGCGAAAGACTTTCGGGCTTGGCTGAATGGCCCAGATTATTCACGGACGCTGGAGCAGTATCCGCGACTAGCCGAGGGTATTCAAGCCGCCAAGAGTGACCCACGTTTTGCAGGCAACCTAGAAGAGTTCTACAGACTCGCCTACAACGCCTACGTGGCCTCTAAGGCTAGTGAGATTGCAACGACTGCAGCTCGAAACAGTGCTCCAGCTCCAACACCAACACGACCAACAATCCAGGCGAGTTATCCAACGCCTGTCACCCCCCAGGGTGGGGCTCCTAGTAGCCATGGACCGATGACCCGCGAGCAGGTTCTTAGTAATCGCGCCGCCCGTCAGGAGTTCATTAAGCGCTACACAGAGTCGAGAGGGACAGCTTTGGATGCAACCTTCGGAGACCTTGGTCTTTAAGGGCAACCCCCTTTGAGGACTAAAATGAATCTCCTTAAGAAACTCGGCAATCTGTTTCTGATTGCCCTGGGTTTGGGCGCGGACGTAATCACCGTCACCTCTGGTACGGTCGGCGCCGCAGGTAACACTGCAGCCGAACTGATTACGTTCATGAGTGCTCGTCTTCTCGAAGTCGCAGAGCTAAACACCATCACTGACCAGTTCGGTGAGAAGGTGCCTCTGCCCTCTAACAGTTCGCTGACGATTCGCTTCGTCCGTGAAGAGAAGCTGGCAGTTTCCGCTACCCCGACCCAACTTACGCAGGGCGTTCCGCCGGATGCCATCGGCATCACGACGAACCAGTTTGAAGCCATCATGGAGCAGTACGGCACCGTGGTGCGTATTTCGGACTTGGCTGAACTGACCGCCCGCCACAACATCATCGAGCGCACCATCTACGTTCTGGGTCTGCAGGCCGCTGAAGTTTACGACCAGTTGATCTACAACGTCCTCGATGCGGCTGTGAACCAGTATCGCCCAAACGCCAAAGCCGGTGACGTCAACCTCGTCGCCAGCGACGTTCCGGGATACAAGGACCTGACGGCCCTGGACGCGGCCCTGAACTCGAACGGCGCACGCCCGTTTGAGGGTGGGGAGTACGTCTTCCTGACGAGCCCGCAGCCTTATGCGAGCTTGCTCCAGGACCCGGACTTCAAAGCGTCTCACCAGTTCAACCAGCCGGAAGCCATCTGGAACGGCGAGATGGGCCGCCTCGGCGGCTTCAGAATCGTCCGCTCGAATGCGCCGGCCTTCGCAGCCAGCTCGCAGTCTACTGTGGGCGCCTCGAACCTGGTCTACAGCTCGTTCGCTCTGGGGCGCTTCGCCTACCAGATCTCGGACTTGCAGAACCTCCGGGTCTACGTGATTGCCCCGGGCGGCCAGTCTGACCCCCTGCAGCAGAACCGCAAGATGGGTTGGAAGTTCGCCTTCAAAGCGATCATCACCAACCAGACCTGGATTCGCCGGGTCCGCACTTCTGGCGCGAACTCCGTCAACAACTAACCCTAGGAGGATGGAGCTCTGGATACTAATACACCTCTGCTCCTCCTCGCTCGTCACGGGGAGACTGACACGAACGCTGAGAAGCGCATTCGCTCCTGGTCAGACCCCGACATAAACGAAGCCGGACGCAGGCAGGTCCTTGCAACAGCCCAGCAGATGCAGGGCCTGCCGATCCGGCAAATCGTAACTAGCGACCTTAGTCGCACCGAACAGACTGGGCAGATTTACGCGAATCAGTTCTTTGTACCCCAGGAATCTAGCCGCCTCCTGCGGGATTGGAACCTCGGCGAGTACATCGGCTTGAAGGCCGGGGAAGTCCAGGACGAAGTCGAAAGCTACATCCGGAATCCCCGCAAGAAGGTTCCTGGTGGCGAGAGCTTCCAGGAGTTCACAGACCGCTGGCGCGCTGGACTCCAGGACCTCGTGTCCCGCGCTATGCACGACCAGGGCTCTGTCGTTGGCGTAGTCCACAGCAAGAACATCGAAGTCACCCGGCAGTGGCTCGCCGGAACGAACGACCCCTCGAAACACTTTTCAGCAGACTCCGTGCCCCCGGGCGGTGTTATGGCGCTGGGGCTGCACAACGGAAGCTTAGTCCAGGTTCCCTTCAGTAATCAGCACCTGGAAAAGGATGAAGGATGACAAAGCTAGACGCAATACCCACCGCGAAAGCGGTGGAGTTTGACCCGAAGACAGCGAGCGACAGCGAGAAGCTCGCGCAGGGCTACCGTTATGTCACGGTTCCCGACCGCGATCCGTACGACTTTGAGTTCAAGGGGATCTACCTGAACAACCTGTTCTTCGCTCCGGGGAAGCACCTGATGGCCCCGGACGTTGCGGACTCGATCGAAGAGCGCCTCCAGGCGTTCGCCCGCTACAACGTCCGCTTAATGCGGCCGCAGGCGGACCTGACGAGCCTCTCGCAGCTCCCCGGGAATCGCTAAGAAATGGCACTACCAGGGCCCGCAATCGACCTCGTCCTGAAGCATGAGGGCGGCTACGTCAACGATCCTGCGGACCCCGGTGGTGAGACGAACTTCGGAATCTCGAAGCGCAGCTACCCCCTTCTGGACATCAAGAACCTAACGCGGGCGCAAGCCGGGAGCATCTACCAGAAGGACTTCTGGACTGCGACCATGGCCGCGCAGTCCGACCAGCGCATGGCTAACGCCATGCTGGATTCGCGAGTCAACCAGGGGCCCGGAGTCGAGGGCGGTATCTATAAGCCGGGGATGTCTCTGGTGGACTTCCAAGTAGCCCGGCTACTCAAGTACGTAAGCATAGTGGCGCAGAACCCTGCGTCGCTGAAGTTTCTAGGAGGCTGGTTCCGCAGGACCCTCGATTGTTAGATGCCCTTCAAAGACCGAGAGAAACAACTGGCTTATCAACGAGCGCACAGTAAAAAGCATAACAGGACTTACAAGCTAGCGAACAAGGCCAGAATCGCATTGAGGTCCGCAAATTACTGCCTCCGAAGTCGCTACGGAATAACCCTCGAAGACAAAAAGCGAATGTGGGAAGTACAGAAGGGGTTATGCGGTATTTGCGAGAATCCCTTGTCATTAGATTTGAGTGAAGTATGTACAGATCATAACCATTTAACCGGGCAGGTTCGGGCGTTGTTACACAAGAACTGCAACACGGTATTGGGTTATGAAGAAAAGAACCCCGGCTACTTGGCGAACGTTTTAGCCTATAAGAAACGCTGGGATAACGGGGACTGCTAACAGATGGCATTCGACCTCGCACAATTCCTAGGCGGTTCAATCGGCGACGCTGTTGTGAAGATCGTCGGCCTCTTCAAGGTCTCCCCGGATAAACAACTGGAGGCGGCTACCGAGCTCGCGAAGATCCAGCTAGAGCTCCAGGGGAAGATCCTGGACCAGGTCCAGGGCCAGCTCGACGTTAACAAAACCGAGGCCGCTTCTAGCAACTGGTTTGTCGCAGGTTGGCGCCCCTTTGTCGGCTGGATTTGCGGCGCGGCCCTGGCTAGCCAGTACATAGTTGGGCCGTTTTTCGAGTGGGCTACAAACCTAGCTGGGCACCCTACGAAGTGGCCCACGATCGACTACTCTACACTGCTTTCTATCCTAGGAGGGATGCTCGGCCTAGCCGGTATGCGTACCTACGAGAAGGTCCAGAACATCCCCGGTTCAGACAAAATCCACTAAGGAGTCTTTGGATGCCGCACTCGGTTACTTTGAATTGGATCGCCTCAGTAGACGCCGTAGACGGCTACAACCTGTACAGAGGCGCTGTCAAGGGCCAGGAGACCACGAAGATCAACAGCTCTCTGGTTACAGGGACGAGCTTCGTGGACACCGCCCCGGTTATGGGCACCGAGTACTATGTAGTGAGGTCTGTTGCCGGTAGTCAAGAATCCGTTCCCTCTAATGAAGCGACTGCGGTGTTGGTTCCGTTTCCGCCCTCGAACCTGACGGTTGTAGTTTCGTAATCCCTCCGGAGTTAAATGAAGCGCCACACTGATGTCGTCATTAACCAGTTTCAGCAGGTCGTCTCCGGAGCTTCGGTTACCGTAAAGCTCGCGGGCACGAACACGCTCGCGAATATCTACTCCGACGATGGCATTACGCCCACGACGAATCCGACCTTAACGGATGCGTTTGGGCGTTTTTTCTTTTACGTCGCTGATGGCCGGTACGACCTCGTCATCACTAAGGGGACGATCTATAACTACACCCTCCTCGATCAGGAGGTCTCGGACACCACGCAGACCTCGGCGACAGACCAGAACTGGGTTGTTAGTTCAGGGCAGTTCCAGATTGGTCTCACGAATAAGCTGACGTTCTTTGCTGCGCCGACGACTGCGCGCAGCGTAACCTTTCCGGACGCCTCGGGGACGGTTATCCTTTCCGGCTCCGCTCTTTCTGGGCCGTCTCTGACGCTCACCGGGGCGACGAGCGGTTCAACCGTATTGCTCCCGCTGACGACGGCGAGCGGCACGCTAACCGTGCCGAGTGCTACGGACACGCTTGTTGCCCGGGCCACTACGGATACGCTCCAGAACAAAACCCTTTCGCTGGCGTCGAACACGCTGGTCAATTCGTCGAACGTCGCCGGGCACGTTCTCCGGAACAACGGAACGAGCTACGTTGACGGGCAGGTAGCCGCAGCGGACCTCGCAAACGGTACCACCGGCTCTTCTGGAGCGGTTGTCCTGGCGAACACGCCGACGATCTCGTCTCCGGTGTTTAACGGGACGCCTACGGGCTCGGCCCTCCAGGGGACTGACACCAAGCTTCTCACCGCGGGCACCTTCGCTGGTGGCGCTGGCAAGGCTATCTGTACGAGTGGAAATGGTGGCGCCACGACCTCGGGCTGCGGCGCTAGCATCATCCAGACCGTTAAGAAGGTCACAGGCTGCTCAACCGGGGGCGGCTCGAATAGCGCCTGCCAAGACACCCTGACCTGGCCGGTCGCCTTCGCGGACACCGGCTACGTCGTAACCTGCCAGGGGCAGACCACAGCGCAGTTCACCGGGCAGTCCACGACGAACATGGCTGCAGGCCTGGTCATAGACAGCTATACAACTACGACAGTTACGACAACGACTGAGACGTTTCGGTCGCTCTCTGCGCAGTTCAGTGAAATCCACTGCATTGGAATCCATCCGTAATGCAACAATACTTCAACGTAGTCCAGAACCAAGCGGGTGTCCCAGTGCCTGGGGCGCAGGTCAACGTCTACCTCACGGGGACTACGAACCCGGCTACGCTCTACTCCGATGACGGCGTCACCCCGACAACGAATCCGGTATTCACGGATAACCTCGGGCGCTTTAACTTCTTCATAGCGGATGGCCGTTACGACATGGTCATCTCCGGGGCGCGGATCAGCACGTTCACGGTTACGAACGTCGAGATCGCGGACGTCACGGAGTTTAAGGCGACGGACTCCGCCTGGGCTACCCAGCAGATCTCCTTCACTCAGCAGGCAACTCCTGCGACACCGGCGTCTGGGTCGATGAAGGTCTACGGAAAGTCCGACGACCAGATGTACTGGCTCGACGACAACGGTATCGAGCACCGGATGGGCGCTGAGGGGCCGGTCCTCCCGAACACCCCGTTGGCTTTTTCGACTACCCCGAACTTCGTCGTCTCGAAGAATATCTCCTATTCGATGACCCTTACGGGGAACGTCACGAGCTCGACCACGAGCGGCTCCCCCGTAAATGGGCAGCTCCTGTCGCTGACGCTCGTAGAGGACGCAGTTGGTAGCCGGACCTTTGTGTTCCCGGCGAACTTCGTGTTCCCGGTCGGCTACGCATTCGATACCGTGGCGCTCCACACGAATGCGCTGACGTTTAAGTACGATGGGACGAACTGGAACCTAATTTCTAATTCGGGTTCGGGCGGCGGCGGAGGCACCCCCGGGGCGCCCTTCAATAGCATCCAGAAGAACAACACGGGCGCCTTCGGGGCCTCCACGATCACGGATACCGGCTCGCTTGTAACGATTGCGAACCCCACGACCATCACTGGCGCTCTCCAGCAGAATGCGGACGCCCAGTTCAAGGGGCCGAGCCCCTGGGTGGATATCCGAGCCTATGGTGCGAGGGCGTTCTTCGGCAGCGCTCCGAACACGACCGCGACAATAAACTCAGGTTCGCCGAACGCCACTCTCGCTAGCGGAGCGCTCTTCCAGAACGGGGACGGCGTCGCTATCATCGGCGCCGGAGTTCCGAACACGCTTTCGACCCCGGCTGCGCCAACCGTAACCACCGGGATTGCCCGCTACGGCTCGAAGCTCTCTGTTGTTACGCCGGATG